TGTCTGAACCAACTACCAAAGAAACCGTGATAGGACAAGCTATGGATGGTCCATTTCCATCACAAGTTTCTTCAGATGGTCAAGGCACATTTGGAAGTGGATACGATTTTGTCGGATATGCAGAAAACAAACATTACTCTATGAAAGAAAAACAATTAAAAGAATCAATCAAAAAAATCATTCGTAAACACCTTCGTGAACAAGAAGGTGGTGACGAACCAGTAGAAGTTGGTGCTGACCAAGAATCAGTAACTATCACACTTGACAAAGATCTAGCACAAAAGTTGCACGATCTTTTGATGACTCAACTTGCTCCAGAAGGAAGTGATTTGCCACCAAGTGATGAACCACAAACATCTGCTCCAACTCAAAATGTTGATCAACTACCACCATCTGACAGTGAAGTAGAAACTGGTGGAGATGAAACTGATCAAACTCCTGCAACCCAAATGTCAACCGACACTGGTGATGAAGGTGCTGATGAAGAAGCTCTTGGTGAAATTACCTTTGAACAATCCAAGGAAATTGAAGAGACCAAGAAGAAGTGGATCAAGAACGCAATCAAGCCAGCCAAGAAGGGTGCTCTGCACAAGCAAATGGATGTTCCACAAGGTGAGAAGATTCCAAAGGCTAAGTTGGCAGCTGCCGCAAATAAGGGTGGCAAGTTGGGTCAACGTGCTCGATTGGCAATGACCTTGAGTAAGTTCAAGAAGAAGAAGTAATATGGACAAAGCATATCCGATCAAAATAGGAAACTCCGAGTATATGGTGAGTGGCCCTGGCGATAGGTTGGGGACACCACCATCTGCTCGTGGTTTTAACCTTAAAGCATTTTCTTTGGGTTTGAAGAAGTTTGAGACTGTTTATCGAGCATCTGAAGAAAATGGTTATGCTTTTATCATTTATACAGACGGTGATAAAAAATTGATCTTAAAAGGTGGCCAAGGATCGGATCATAAAGAAACTGTTTTGGCAAGTAGTAAAGAACTACAAGACATCAGAAAACAAAAGTATGCAGATCAAGACGACATGGTATTTTTGAGAAAAACATGTTTGAGTGGTCGTGCTTGGCTTGTAAATCTTCAGAACAAGAACTATTATTTTGTGGGTATATGGAATACATCTATTACACAAAATCAATATGACGCACTTAAAGAGTATCTTACCAAGTTTCCATCTAGTGCCACATATATTCAAATGGGTATGGCCGGAACTGGTCCATCAAGCGAGTTTCAGTTGGTAAGTGGATTTAGTCCAAAGATATCATCTGAAAAACCAAAGTTATCCAAGAAAGAAAAAGAGTTCGTAAAGACAGCACACATGAGAGCATCAGAGTTGCCTGCTGGCTACGCAAAAGCATTACAAAAACTTAGAAATATGACTGAATCAAACGACGTAGCTATGACAAACTATCAATCATATCAAGCTTATAAAAACTATGCTTTGAAGTTGATATCCAAGTTGGAGAAGATTAAACTTCTAGGCAAAGGCAAAACCTCAGCAAAAGATATAGTGACTCAAAGTTCTGTAGACTCGGTGTTGATTGGTTTGGGCAAACAATTTCCAGAATTGACCAAGAGATTGAAAGACTTATACAAGTATTCGTTTCATTATTCAGATTTAGCCAAGTTACACCAAAAGGGAAAACTTGATGTCAAGAATTGGACAGATTCATCATTGAGTGAACTGACCAAAAGTGAATGGTGGAATTCTATGTCAACCGGAGTTGGCGATCCAGATCATCCTATTAATTCTGACGTTAAAGATCATGTTGGCCAATTAAAAGTTCAATATGAAAATGCTGAGATGGCACAAAGTGATGTAACCAAGTTGATCGATTATAGTGAAAAATTACAATCGATGTTTGATGTAAATGATAATTTGGAAGACTGGGTAAAGGCTAAGTTGAATCATGCTTGTGATTATGTAGCTACAGTCAGAGATTATTTGAAATTTTATCAAGACGAAAAGGAGGCTGGAACTCCAATCGATCAAATCAGTGAGAAGTGGTCTATGAAGTATAAGAGAAGCATAGACTGTAGTAATCCAAAGGGATTTGGTCAAAAGGCTCATTGTAGAGCTAGACAGTTGAGAAAAGCTGGTAAACATACAAAGAGTAAGCCAGTAAGAGAAGTGTATAAAGAAGTTACCAATCAGTTGTTGAAAGAGTTCAATAGTAGCATGGCTATGGGGGCATTGAAACAAATCAACAATGACGCAAAAGAGTTGGAGTCGATGTTGCAACCAAATTCTGAGTTGGAAGATTGGGTGAAAGCTAAGTTGAACTTGGCCGGTGAATACTTGGACGATGTGTATCACCACCTAGATCACTTTGGTCCAGAAGGTAGAAAGCTGGACGAAGTGAGAATTGCAAAAGAACTTGAAGAAGGTTGGCGAGACTGGGTTGCTGCTGGAGCAATCGGATTGGGGGCTTTGGCTGGAGGCGATAAGTTACAAGCAGCTGCCTCGAAAGTCGCCGGCAAACCTGCTATAACACAAACCTCTGTAAAAAATGCAGAGGCTTCTTTGTTGAACAAAAAAACAAGTGATTATATAGGTCATTGGGAAGGTAAAAAAGACACTGTTTACAAAGATAGTGCTGGTTTGCCTACAATTGGAATTGGTCACTATCTAAATAATAGTCAACAAGATCGTCAATTATTTAAGGCTTTGTTCGGAAATACTGTAAATTATGATAAAGTATTAAATGGTCAACAAAAGCTCACAGATGATCAAATTGAAAAGTTGTTTAACGTGGATGTTAAGACCAAAGAAAAATTAGCATCCAAGAAAATTAGTAATTTTACAAGTCTACCAACATATGTCAAAAACGCAATTATAAATGCGTTGTATAGAGGGGATATTGGACCAAAAACAATTGGATTGATGAACAGTGGCGATTGGACTAATGCTGCGAGAGAATACTTGAATCACCAAAATGCAAAAAGTGGTCCATCTCAAATTCAACGAAGAATGAAAACAAATGCAGTAGCATTTGCTCAATACGCAAAAAACAAGAACGAATACTTTGGGTTTAACTACGCAATTGGTTGATATATGGATGACTGGCCATCAATGAACTCTAGTATGTTTGCGAATTTGGCAAATATGGGTGCGATGCAAACCCGAGTAATGGCTAAATCCAATAATAGTGGGTTCGACCCCTATCAAACCATGTTGAGTAGGAAAAAACGTCAGGAAGACCCCTTTACGGACCAGGAACCAACTATTAAACAACACGATACCGATGACATAAAGGCATTGGAAGAGTTTTGTCAACAATATGGTATTCTTGGATTTAATTGTGGAACCATGAGTCCTAGAGCAGCTCTTATGTTTTTAAAGTCAAAAATGGGAGTTAGAGAAACAGAAGCTCCTAGTTATAGGGTAGATAAATCGATGTTATATGGATAAGACTGATTGCCCACTTGATAAACTCGCCGAAGGAAACAACTTTACAACTGATAAATCCAAATTTGGTCATAACTTCAATAAGTTATATCACAGATATTTTCAAGAACTACGTGATGATCCAATCAATGTGTTGGAAATAGGATTGGCTTCTGGTCAATCTATTCAAATGTGGTCCAAGTATTTTACCAATGGTAGGTTTGTTTGTATGGATCATGACATAAAACATTATGCATATCCACCAAATGATCGCATAACCATTGTAAAGGGAGATCAACGTGACACACAGTTGCTACAAGAACTCAATTCAAAATATGGTCCGTTTGATATTATCATCGATGATGGTTCACACATAGACTCTTACACCAAGATAACCTTTGATACACTATTTCCATTATTGCGAGATGGTGGTATTTATGTGGTTGAAGATTTACACACATCATATCTCAAAGAAGTTCATAGTATTAATAACACACCCGAGTTTATTAACTATACAAAAGAATTGGTAGACTATGTAAATTCACACGGATATTGTTTTTCTGGTGATCTTCACGGTTGCATAAAACGTGATGCTAGCGGTTGTTGTGAACATGATAAAATGACAAAAATGGATAAACTCATTGAATTTATCCATTTCTACAAAAGTATTGTTTTTATCAAGAAGTATTAACAGCTTTCTGAGTCGAGAAACTGAATCTTTGACTTTCTGAGTTCAATAGGAAGCAACTCTTGTAGTGGTTCCAAACAGTTTACACAGTATGGAACATTGATGGGAATCAATCCGTCCTTATCAGTTCCCGCAAGAATCTTGCTTACCTTACGAAAGATAACACCATTTTGAAACACAGTGTTGTGAAAATCTGGACAGTCAACGGCGGTTGTATCTTTGATTCCAAAGTTTTGCTTTGGAGCTGGCATATTCATGCCTTCAATTTTGTTGTTAAACATAAATTATTTTATTCCTTTTCTTCTTTTGTAATCTTCTAAAGCGGCACTTAATGCTTCATGTGCCAACACTGAACAGTGAATCTTGACAGGTGGTAGACCTCCCAAAGCATTCACAATGTCATCGTTTGAAAAAGTCTTTTGTAATTCGTCAATCGACTTTCCTTTGATGAGTTCAGTAGCCATAGATGAAGCAGCTATAGCACTACCACAACCAAACGTCTTGAATCGTGCATCAGTTACCGTTCCAGTAACGTCGTCGATTTTGAGACTGATTTTCATGATATCACCACAAGCCGCAGCACCCACTTCACCAATGGCATCTGCATCTTTTAAATCACCCATGTTACGTGGGTTGACAAAGTGATCCATTACCGTTTCGTTGTATAGTGTATAGCTCTCGCTCATATACCTATAATTATACGGTCAAACCCAATAAACTCAAGTCATTTCTAACCATCTTCTCTACCAATTGGTTAAATGAAGTCTTTGGTAACCACTGTAGATCTTTACGTGCCAAGTTACTATTTCCCAACAACAGATCTACTTCAGCTGGACGATAGAACTTTGGATTGATCCTTACAAGAATACTTGAAGCAGCATCAAACTTATCAACGGTTGTTGGTGTAAGACTAAACTCTTCACCAGTTCCATTGCCATGCCATCCACCTTCGATGCCAGCATACTTGAATGCCAACTCAACAAACTCCTTGATGGTGTGAGTTTCGTTGCTTGAAAGCACATACTCTTGAATCTTCATGTTGCTATCAAAGTCAACACGATACTTTTCTTGATTCAACATTCGCCAAATACCATCAACAAAGTCTTCGGCATCACTCCAGTCACGTTTTGCATACACGTTACCAAGTTCGATTGCTTCGAATGTCTTACCATTTACAAGTGCTTGCTTGATTCGTGCGACACCCTTGGTGATCTTACGAGTAACAAACTCTTCACCACGACGAGTTCCTTCGTGGTTGAACAACAATCCTTGAACAGCATATAGATTGTAGGACTCTCTGTAAACCTTTACCAATTGACGAGCCGCACTCTTACTCGCACCGTATGGACTACGAGGGCGAGCTGGATGTTCTTCATCTTGTGGTGTATATGCTACGTTGCCATATTCTTCTGACGAACCAGCGTTGTAGAATCTACATGATGGCTTATGTTGACGAATAGCTTCTAGGATGTGAATAATACCCGTTGTGTTACATTCCCAAGTTTGTGCTGGAAAGTCCCAACTTGAACCAACGAAGGTTTGTGCCGCAAGGTTGATAAAATAATCTGGCTTGATTTGTTCAATTGTCTTGGAGATACTGTGTGCATCACTCAAATCAAAGTTGATCAATTGAAATCTTGGATTATTTTCGAGATGTTTGAGGTTATCATGATTCTTGATACTCAATCGTCGTGCACCGCCAAAGATGGTATAGTCTGTATTTTTCAACAGATAGTCTACCATGTGGCTGCCGTCTTGACCAGTAACGCCGGTCACAAAAACAGTTTTCTTATCGTTCATAAATTTTTTAGCGTCTGATATGTTATATATTTCCATAAAACTAATTCAAGGTTGATCGTTTTCGTCGTCTTCGTCGTCCTCTTCATTATCTAAATAGTCTTCGTCAACGAATGACTTTAATTTATATTTTCTGTTGAACTCAATTATATCGTTTTGTGTGACTTTATTATTTGCCAACAACAGTTGAGAAACTATCAATAACAGTTCCTTGTTAAACTTCTCACGATCAATCATTTCACTAAAATGAAGCACCATTCTCAATATCTTTTGTTTTAATATTGCCGGTATATGTGCGAATGGATCATTTGGTTTTTTATCAGTTTGTTTACTACTACCACTGATGATGCCTGGGATTTCTTGGTTATGAAGTGAATTTTTAATTTGGAGCACAATCAACTTTTCAAGCTGTTCATTGAGTTCTTCTTCAGTCGCACATGTCTCTTTCAACTTCTTTCTAATTTTGTTGATATCGGACTGTTTGACTTTTTTAGCAATATTGAATGCTGCTAAAACTCCATGTTTAGATAATATGTGTCCCAAATCATTCATGTTAAAATCTTTGTTTAAGTATCTTTTTACTGTCTTGTAGAATATCTGGATCAAAAGCTTTTGGTCCACGATTTATGTATCCTTTACCCGATGTAAATGTGCAGTTGTAACACAACAATCTCATGTTTTCCAACTTGTGGTTTTTGTTATTGCCATCTTCAAAGTTCAAAAGCAATGGTAATTTACCGTCTGTTAGTCGTCGTTCACCAAAGCCACATTGTTCACACTCTGGTTTTTTGAGACCAGCACGTATTAGTTTGTCTTTGAGTCTATGAACTGGAAACTCTGGATACAAACCTTTTACAATTTCTGTGACTGGATACTTACCTTTGTATGGATCTATTGGACCACGGTGTTTTCGGGTTGTATCTGATGGATCTTTCTTCTTTATTGGCCAGCCTGGAGTTTTGTGAATTCCATATAACTTGGCATACTTCTTGAATGTTGGATAACTTACACCCAATCGTTTTGCTGCCTTTCGTGCCGATGAAGATTTCTCCAGTGCCTCACACACTTCACTTTGCATGAGAGGTCTAGTCTTGGGACCATTGGCACCTCGTTTTGGGTATAATTGATCACTAAACTCTTTGTCTAAATGTGGTATTTCAACTCCACGGTCTCGTAGAACTTTGTATTGGTCTAGTTCTTTTCTTACGTCATCACCGATTCTATTGAGAGAATATAACTCTTCTACCTTAGCCTTTAACGACTCAAGTTCTTGTAACTTACTGTTAATGTCTTTTATGTCAAATTGTTCCGCATTCATGATTTTAGAGATGCTGATAGGGGTTCATAAGCCAGATCCACTTCTACGTTTTTCAGAAACACTTCTCGTAGGTTTTCTGCTCTTTTGGGCATACCAGCGTTTTGTAAAATCTTATATGTATTGATGTATCGTTCTTTTTCTTTCGGATTGGATAAATTGTGGCACACCATGATAGGATTTACAAACAAGTTGCTTGGTCCAGATTGAAATGTCTTTACTGGAGAGTTTGCAAATCGTATTTTTTGTTCGATTGCTTGTGTGCATGCTTCAACATAACCATCGTCAAATATACTGCTATCGACTTCTACAACAGAAGACCAATCGGCAGTCAATACTTTATATTGTTTGATACTACTCTTCTTTTTTGACATAATTTAAATCTCCATCGTTCAATAAATCAAGGTTTTCTAACTTTTGATTCACGATTTTACATACTTCTTCTTCGATAGTGTTTGCGACGAATACAATCTTTTGTATACTCTTTGTCTTGGCACTATCACGCCAAACTCGGCCGGTAGACTGGCGCATCAAAACTGCGGAATATGAAGGACATATGAGTGAGATTCTTGGATACTTACCGTTCAAATCATGCAAACTCAATCCAGCTCCACCAGCCGCAATATTGATCAAAATTATTCTTTGTTTGTCGTCTTGAAAATCATCAACAGCTTGTTGACGTTTTTTATCACTTACAACACCATTAACAATACACTTTGTATTCAAACGATCACTTAATGCATTGATAGTCTCGGTAAAGTTACAGAATATAGCAACACTCATACCATTTTCAATTGCTTCTTCTGCCATTTCGATGATCAACGGAACCTTGAACATCTCGACCTTTTGTCTTGCCCTAAGAATAGCAGTCATCTTGGTTTGACCTTTGTCTTTCTTAAGCAACTTCTCAATCTTCAATAACTCCAAACGCATTTCGTCATAAACGTTATTGATCTTGTCAACATCTTCCTTATCCATTTCATATGTTTCGGCAGATATTTGACTTTCTGGGAAGTTTGGAATTGTATCACGGGTCAATCTTACACCACGATTCACAAATATGTCTTCATGAAGTTTCATCAGTGCTTTTTTGTCACCAGTAAACTCCATGCCAAAACGACCTTTTACAACGCCATGTTCATACAACCAAGTGTAATATTGTTGACTACCTTTGAACAACTGTATGCCTTGACCTACAGTTCGCAACTCAAGAGG